CTCGTGCATGATGCACATGAGTTCGATCCACAGCCCTCGTGCCGCGAGACAGCACGTCGACAGCGACGGGTCTTTGCGCCAATCGGCGGGATAAAACTGGAACGCGGGGCGCTTCATGGTCGCCCCCGGGTTTGTTCAAACGGTGATACTGACGGCACGCCATCCTCCAAACGCTGTCATGGGCGTGATAATTATGTCTCACTCACATTAGGTCAAGTCCTTGCGGCAAATGAGATGCGTCTGGCACTAGCCGACTTCGACAATGTCGACGTCATACAGCGCCTTGAGCAGCTTCTTTTTGATCCGGTACTCCGGCGTTCGAGTGGGCTTGGACTTCACGTCCTCCGTGATGATTTCGCCGGTCGATACGCGCCGATAGCGAAAGTCCGCGATGTACGCACATACCTTGATCCCGTTCACGACAAGGTTGTGTCGGGGCTGAAGCTCAAGTTCCGCAATCTCTCCAACCCGCAGCAGATTCTTGAGGTAGACATATCGGGTCGCCTCTGCCTTGGAGGCGAAGACGACACCGTCGATTTCGGTCTTGATGTTCCGAAACTTAGAGGAACTACCGCGAGCAAACCGCAGGGGCATGGGTTATCCGTGTTGCGCGCAGTGGAGAAGCGCTTTGGTTTGTGAAGAACTAAAAGTTTTTGTGATGAGGATCATAAAAATTCGCAAGGAGGGCCACCGGTGTGACTGTTAAAAAGAATGCGTCCCGTGATAGCTTCAAGTCGTTCATGGAAAAGCGCGGCCTGAAACCGCACCCATGGGCGAAGAAGGCAGGAGTTCGATCCAGCACTCTCTACAACTACTTGAGCGGAGTCAGCGCAAATCTGACAGCCGACACGCTGCAGAAACTTGCAAAAGCCGCCAGCACGTCTGTTGATGAACTGCTTGGTAATACCCCTGTTGCGTCTAAAGCTACGCCGCCACAGATGGTTCGCGTCGAAGCTGTGGTTGGCATCTACGGGAGGGTATTCAGCGTGGACGACCAAGCGTTTGTTGCCAGACCGATTGGGCTGCCGACCGATGTCGAAGTGCTTGCCGCCAGAATAGACAAAGACGGCCTGCATCCAATCCCCGGTGGATGGACGCTGTTTTACGAGAAGCAAGCACGACCGCCGGACGCCCTCATCGGCAAGCTGGCAGTAGTAGACGTCACGGCGCAAAAGCAGCGTCTGGTCAGAGAGATTCAGCGCGGCTCGCAGGCTGGGTTGTACACGCTGACGGCGTGGAACGCTGCTGCGCTGATCGACGTAGAGGTTGATGCGGCTCATGCTGTCGTTTCGATTGCCCAAGTCGTTTGAAGAAAAGTATCACCGAAAAAACAGTTAGACGCTAGAAAATATCACGACCCGAACATTTCCTATTGCGTAACTGTCATGCCCGTGATATCTTCCGGTTTACCGCATTGGGCGGCAACCGGAGGATTTCATGGGCGCAATCGCAGTAAGCAACGAGGCCGAATGGCTCTCGCTACGTGACAGTCACGTAGGTGGTTCGGAAGTCGCCAGCCTGTTCTATCGCTGGCGATACGCAGACGGCACCGAGGCCGTCCTGCACCTGTACGAGACCCCGCCCGAGGGCGCGACCCTCGTCGAGAGTCTTTCCCCCTTCAAGACCGGCTACCGCCTCTGGCAGGAGAAGGCCGGTCGCGTCATGCCCGACGATTTGTCGAGCAACGAGCGCGTGCAGGCGGGCAACTTCCTTGAGCCTGCGCTTGCCGCGTGGGCCGGGGAGAAGTTCAAGTGGAAGCTCCGCAAGGTGCGCCGCTACTGCACCCACGCCACGGTGACGGGGTGGGGAGCCAGCCTCGACTACGAGGCGCACGAGCCGGGGTTCCCGCCGATTGAGTTCAAGAACGTCGATGGCTTGGCGTTCCGCGACAGCTGGGCGGTCGAAGGCGACGAGATCATCATGCCGCCCCTCAACTACGTCCTGCAGCTACAGCACCAGATCGGCGCAGTAGGCGCGGACCACGGCTGGATCGTCGCGTGTGTGGGCGGCAACCGCCTCCTGCGCGGGCGCATTGAGCGGCACGAGCCGACGCAGCAGAAGATTGCCGAGGCCATCGCCGCCTTCTGGGAAGGAGTCGAGACCGGCACCGAACCCAAGTGGGTCGCCGACTACGACAGCGTTGCCGAGACCTACCGCTACGGTAGCAAGGCACTGCAGGTCGACCTCACCGCCGACGGCGACCTGCCGCAACTCTGCGCGGACTACCTCGCCCGCAAGGCCGAGGCCGACCAGCTAGAGGCCACCATCTCGCATCTCAAGGGGCAGATCGCCTCCAAGCTCGGTGACGCCGCCAAGGCGGTCGCGTCGGGCTACCGGATGTCATGGCCCGTAGTCGAGCGCCCGGAAAAGGTCATTCCGGAGCGCATTCAGAAAGCGCTCACGTATCGGGGCGCTTTGACCATCACTCCAACCTTGTGAGGAAGGGCACACCATGTCAGCCGTAACAACCATCGAAAGCACCCAGCCCCGCGCCCGACTGCTCGCCTTGATGGCGAACAAGTACAGCGTGGACCCCGACAAGATGCTCTCTGCGCTGAAGGCGACTGCCTTCCGCGGCGACGTCACCAACGAGCAGATGATGGCGCTCCTCGTGGTCGCCAACCAGTACGACCTCAACCCATGGACCAAGGAAATCTACGCCTTCCCAGACAAGAAGAGCGGGATTGTTCCGGTGGTTGGCATCGACGGGTGGAGCCGCATCATCAACAGCAGCCCGCAGTTCGACGGCATGGAGTTCGTCGAGAGCGAGAAGCTGGTCGAGAGCGCGGAACACCAGCCCTGCCCGGAGTGGATTGAGTGCCGCATCTACCGCAAGGACCGGTCGCATCCCATCAGCGTGCGTGAGCGGTTCAGCGAGTGCTACCGCCCGCCGTTCAAGAACGACCGCGGCTACGTCAACAACGGCCCGTGGCAGACCCACACCAGTCGGTTCCTGCGGCACAAGGCGATGATCCAATGCGCCCGCGTCGCCTTCGGCTTCGTGGGTATCTACGACCCGGATGAGGCAGAGCGCATCCGGGATGCAGTGGATGTCACACCGCCTGTAGCGCGTATCGCCACGCGCAACGCACGTGCCGCGCTCGACGATTTCGCCGGTGGGGCCAAGCCCGAACCCACCGCGGCATTCCCGCCGACCGAGGGCAACTTCCAAGAGGACAACGATGGCAACAGTTCCCACACCTAAAGGCGACTTTGAGGCGCGGCTTGGCGAGACCTTTCGGGTCATCCGGCGTGCGCGTTCCGTATGGCTGCGCGATCTGGCGAAGGTGCTGGGCGTTTCGGTCAACACCATTCGGTGGCACGAGAACGGCGCTCGCATGATGCGGGCCGACCTGATTGTCAAAGCCGCCGACCACATGGGCGTCGAACCCGGAGTTCTGCTGGGCGAGACGACTGAAGAAATCACTCTCAACGAGGAAAGCACAAATGGCATCCAAGCAAACGCATGATCTTGTTCTGAAGGTTGGCGAGTACACCGACCGGACCGGCGCGACCAAGGCACGCACCAAGAACATCGGCGCGGTCTACACCAAGGACGACGGCACCATGTTTCTCGCCATCGACTCCATCGTGATTGCGATGGAGACGCAGTACGTGGCGAACAAGGACCGCTCGGATCGCGTGATGGTGTCGGTCTACCCCGTGCGCGAGAAGTCGTACGGCGAGAGCGCGGCTCCGGCGCGTAGCGCCTCGGCGTCGAAGCCTGCGGCACCGGCAGCCGACGACCCGAACGACGACATCCCGTTCTAACGCGGAGGCTGGTGTGGAAGCGCATCACGCAGAAGCATTACGGATTACTCACCACGTTGAGTACAGCGCTCCGTCGGCTTCTATCAAAGCGCAATGGTGGCGGTGGCATAAGCAGAACCCGCACGTCTATGAACTGTTCAAGCGGTTCACCTACGACGTCATTCGCCGTGGACACCATCACTACTCCAGCAAGGCCATCTTCGAACGCATCCGCTGGCATACAGAAATCGAGACCGACGGCGAGGAGTTCAAAATGTCGAACAACTACACGCCGTACTACGCCCGTCTGTTCATGCATGATCATCCGCAGCACGCGGAGTTCTTCCGGACCAAGAGCCTCCGTAGTGGCACATGACCGGCGAATTTCGACGTGCCATTCAGCACGAGGTCTCCAGCTGGGTCGGGGCCAGCGTCTTTTTCACCGAGCGACGCAAACATTCCGCTGCGTCTCTCGTCTTTCAGGAGCAAGCCCGGATG